GGCTTTGGGCGACCAAAGTGGACAAACTAATCTACCTATAGGAGATATTATGAAGATCAGCAAAGCACTTGTTGAGCATTACATCATCAGCCTTGCAGTAGCAGGAATTGCTATTTGGCAGACTGGTAACCATCATCTCAAGCACGTCGCTTGGGCTGCACTCGTTGCCGTCTTTGGACCAGTTGCATCTGCGGCTTACAATCACTTCAAGGCACAAGCTGCCACTGTTAAGTAACAAACGCTTTAACGTAACCCTCATCGCTTCGGCGGTGGGGGTTTTTTTTGCTTTTCTGGATGTTGCAAATAGCATGAGTTGGCCTTACATTTTCAAGAGTATCTTCGCCGCCATGCTGAATATCAACAACATGATCTATGTGTAAACCTTTTTCCCAGTTATTTCCAGTGCAATTACGTGGAGCCGTCAAATCTATTGCCTTATTGCATAGGTAACATCTGCGCCCATAGGTATTAAGTACTTCCTCAAGAGTATACTTTTCAACCCTTACGCCTTTTAATCTTGCCCTACGGGCAATTTTTGCTCTTCTTTTAATAAGACGAGTCAATTCTGGATTATTTTTTTGAGATTGTTTTACTCTTTTAGCCAGTGTTTCTTTATTATTTTTGTAGTATTGAGCAGCTGCAAATTTACACAGATCGCAAGGCTTTTCTTTTTGACGATAATGTTTTTGATAGCCAGGAAAACTGCCACATTTTATATTTTTATATGGCTTATTGGGCATGGTTTATTATAGCATTTTTTATGCCGTTTTCCAGTTAGGGGCTATCGCCATAGCCGCCCCTACCAGAGCCTTCAGGCTCCCCTGTGTTTACCGCACTCGCTTCGCTCGTAGTATACACATTCCAACCACATCAGCAAATCAAGATTCGCGCCACGCCCAACCACGAGATGATTTGACACGCCATTCATAGGCGGTGCTACCTTTGCGCCATGAAAGAAACACAGATAGCACATAGATCATTTAGCGCATTTACATCATGGTTACGTTGTGGCAAAGCATTTCAGCTAGAGCGCAACTTGCAAGCACCATCTGAGCCAGCATGGTATTTTGTTGGCGGAAGTGCATTTCATTCAGCAGCAGAAAAGTTCTTACTGGCTGAACATCAGAAGAAGTTAGACAAAGCAAAGTACGCGGATGTACCGTTCTGATGGGAGAAGAACTTGTTAACATTAAATCAACACCAGGGGCAGAAGCGGACTATCGTTCGCTCGGTCCAGTCCGAGTATGTCCCTGCGGATCTGAATGGTGGAATCTCAAAGTCAAGTTTGACGATGACTTTGAAATTGGAATGTACGGGACTGATGCCCGATGCGTTCTCTGCGATTCTCTCGCCACAATTGTTACGCCAATAGACAAGGAGCAGTAATGGGACGCAAACACGCAAAGATCATTAGCCGTGATGCTTTCATGCAATCCTTTGTGGAAGCTGAAGTAATCATGCGTAAGAATCTTGGTGCTAGAATTGAGAACCTCATTGAGAAGGAGACCAATCCTGACATCATCACCGGTCTCAAGCAAGCCCAGGAATTAGTAGCAGGAAAGGTTGAAATCAATGACGTGGGATAAAGTCTGGGACGAATCGTTCCTTGAATGTATTGCTGAGCAAGAAGCACGTAGCGGTAGCAACCCAACTGACTGGCGTGTAGCTGGTCGTGCTACCAAAGAGAACCCAGACAAAGAGAACAAGGTCTGGTGGGATCGCAATGGTAAGGAGATGTTCTTCAACTTCATTACCGCTTGGCAAGATTCTAACTTTGAGTTGTGGGTATCGCCTGAAGGCGTACCTGCTGCTGAACTAGGCTGGCTCTTGAACTTTGGCGATGTCCCCATCAAGGCATTTGCCGATGCGATTGTGGTTGAACCTACTGGTGAACTTGCGGTCATTGACTTCAAGACTGGTAGCTTCATGCCATCGTCGTCTATGCAGTTGGGTGTCTACGCCTGCTGTATGGAAATGCAGTTTGGCATCCGTCCAACCAAAGGCTATTTCTACGACGCCCGCAAGGCTGAGTTCAAAGAGGTAGGCGGGCTAGAACGCTGGACGATTCCTGTAATGACCGAGCTATTCGCCCAGTTCGTTCGGGGAATTGATGCTAACATTTACCTTCCGAACATCGGAATGGCCTGTTCTACTTGCGGCGTAAAGGACTACTGTTACGCAGTCGGCGGACAACTTTCACAAATATACGATCCACTAGCAGAAATAAAATAAGGAGAAACAAATGGCAACAGAAGGAACAAAGTTCCAAGTCAACTTCAAGTTGGCTGATGGAACACTCATCAACATCTACGCAGCAGATAGCACAGAACTTGAAACTGGGTTGGCAACCATTCAGGATTCAGCTGCATTGATTAACTCAGTATCAGCATCGCTCACATCAGCAGGAGCAGTTCGCGCATTGGCAGCAGGACTTGGCGCTACACCAGTGGCAGCGGCACCTGTCTACGCACCAGCAGCACCAACATATGCACCAGCACAACCTGCTTACACGCCAGCAGTTGAAATCCCAGATGGGTACTGTAAGCATGGCCAACTTGTATGGCGTGAGTCAAAGCCAGGAGCACCGAAGGCATGGAAGGGCTGGTTCTGCCCATCCGCCAAGGGAACTCCAGACCAGTGCGAGCCTAAGTTCGTTAGATAACTTAGGTGCTGTCACTTACCCAAGCGGCAGCGAAAAGCACTAACGATCATCAGTTACTGCCAGACCTTTTCCCTTCACTGCAAAGTGAGGGGATTAGGTTTCGCAGAGGACAGTTGACAATGATTGCCGGCGCACCTAACGCTGGTAAATCACTCATAGCCCTTTGGATGGCGGTGAAGATGGAAGTGCCAACGCTTTACATATCCGCAGATACCGATTCTTACACCACAGCAATTCGTGCCGCAGCAATGATTACTGGTCACCAAGTCGCCACAGTAGAAGAAGCATTTACAACTGGTGCAGGCAAAGAGTTTTACGAGAACGAGCTTGCAAGCATCAACCACTTGCAGTTTGACTTTGCACCAAGCCCAACACTTGACGAGATTGATCTTGCTATCCGTGCCTACGGAGAAGCATATGGCGAGTATCCACATATGATTATCGTGGATAACGCAATGAACGTAGTGTCTATGCACAACGATGAATGGTCTGGCCTTCGTGAGATCGCCAAGGCTATGCACCACATCGCTCGTGAGACCGATGCAGGAGTCATGCTCCTTCACCACACCAGTGAAGCAGAAGGCAAGCCTGACATTCCACCAAGCCGTAAGGCTATCCAAGGCAAGATTGCCCAGCTGCCTGAAATGATCTTGACCGTGGCGCTAGTGCCATACTCAGGTGAGTTCCGAGTAGCAGTAGTAAAGAATCGTTTTGGCAAACACAGTGCCACCGGCGATAAGTTCGTTACACTGTGGGCAGATGCAAGCCGTATGTCTATCTATGGGGATAGATCATCGGCCTTTGTGGCACAGACTTGGAGTGGCATACGGTGAGTACATATGGCAAACGTAAAGGTTCGGCCTTTGAGACGGGCATACTCAAATGGCTTCGTGGCAAGGGTGTAGCGGCTGAACGGCTTAGGTTGGCTGGCAAAGACGATGAAGGCGACATCGTTTGCATGGTTGCCGGTCGGCCCTACATCTTTGAATTAAAGGCAACTGTCAAGATGGACCTGCCACAGTTCTGGCGTGAAGCCACTACTGAAGCGTTCAACTATGCCAAAGCTCGTGGTCTTGAGACAGTTCCGCCAGCATATGTGATAGTCAAGCGCCGTATGGCAGGGCTAGATCAGAGCTGGGTCATTCAGGATCTCAACCAATGGCTGGCGCAAAGTGATCTCAAAGCCTGACATCGCTTTAGTGCTAGAACATTACGGCCTCAATGTCATAGACAAGCACGGCTGGGTACCTTGTAAATGCGTCATCCATGATGATGCTATGGCAAGTGCCGCATATAACCTAGACAATCAGGCATACAACTGCCTGGTTTGTCAGGTACTCGGAGATGTATACACACTAGTGCAAGCTAAGGAAGGACTAGGATTCGCAGATGCTAAACGCAAAGCAGAGAGCATTACTCACGGAAGCAGCCGAAAGATACTCCAACAATCTAACACCACAGGCAGCCTCTTACCTCGCGGGACGGGGACTAACAAAGGAAGTGGCAAGTACATTCCTTCTTGGAAGCGTCGTGGAGCCTAGTGCGGGTCATGAGCATGCTACTGGGATGTTGTCTATTCCTTATATCACTCCAGCTGGTGTTGTTGGAATTAAGTTCAGGAGATTAGATGATGGCACACCTAAGTACATATGGCCCACGGGTCAAAAGATTGGGCTGTTTAACGTCAATGATCTGCATAAGCATAGTGACACTATTGCCATTTGCGAGGGCGAGATTGACACCGTTGTACTATCGGGCATGGTTCAAATACCAGCTGTTGGAGTCGCGGGCGTATCCCAATGGAAGCCGTGGTTCCCGAAACTATTTGAATCATACTCCCGCATCCTCATCTTTGCTGACAACGACGTTAAGGAAGATGGAAGAAATCCAGGACAGGAACTGGCGAAACGCATTAAAGAGGACTTAGACCGAGCCGTCATCGTAGGGCTACCGGCCAACCGTGACGTCAACGATACCTTCCTAGACAGCGGATCTGCTTGGTTTACTGATAGACTAGCCGCATGATTAAGCCTAAGCACATAATGATTGCTGGGCAGAAGTATCGGATCAGGTACGATCTTGAGGATCCAGATGCTTATGGCATGACCGACTCAGCTACTAACACCATCATGCTGCGTCCCAATCTGCCTGAAGATAAACTGCTACGCATCTTCATGCACGAGATTACCCATGCTGTTATCTTTGAAACACCAATGTCTACACGTAAACGCTTTGACTTGGAAGAAGTTTGCGACATTGTGGGCTACCACATCTTCGCTGCGCTAAAGGATAATCCTGACATCGTACAGTTCTTGTTAAGGGAGATAGTGGACGAAGCGGACGATGCCTGAGTTTATTGGCGGCCCAAGGGATGGCGCACCAGTGCCAGATATGTTGTGGTGCTTAGATGTTATTGAAATGGAACACACGTTACGCAATGGACAAGTTCTAATATACATATACAAACTAGATGAGGATTCCAAAAATTGGATATTCAACGGACAAATACAGGGGGAAATAAATGGATGAGCGAGGACATGGAAACCGCGTTAAAACTGATTCAATCAATTGGGCTGAAAGTTATATCCCTGGACCACTTAAACCAACAGCTGCTCGTGCAGATACCGCCTTCGCGGCGGACGTCTGGGCGATAATGGATGAGATCGGCAATCTCCTTATCACGAAGCAGGCTGACTACGGCCCTGGTAATATTAACAATGCCTTTGGCGGTCCTATTAACGGCCTGCTGGTGCGCATTGGCGATAAGTTTGAACGTCTTAAGAATCTGTTTAAGAGTGGGTCGCAACCTAAGTACGAATCTATTGAGGATTCTTTTAAGGATATGGCCAACTATGCCGTTATTGCCCTTATGATT